GAAATGGCTGAAATTGCAAAGCAAGATGCGGACTTTATTCGTCAAACTGAAAAATCCGTACGAGATCTTACTGACCTTGCAAATGATCCTAAAACGGAAGACAAAAAAAGACAGTTAAGGGACAGAGTTAAAGACAGTTTAATAAGTAATTTTTACAACCGGACGAAGTGATGGGACGCAAAAAGTTTGATTCAGACGGGTATGCAGACTGGCTTGAGAGAATCCCTCAAGAGAGCAGGATGATTATGGCCAAGATTTTTGCCGAGCAAGAAGTCGAGGACTACGACGGAGTCATCAAGTTTTCCAAGCTCGTCATGGTTCAAGTCCTGGCCGGTAACATTCCCCCCGTAGCTGCAGAAGCAGCATCAAAATGGGCTGAAATTATGCTAACTTCGCTGGCCGCTAGACAGGCGGCAACAGCCGGGCGAGGAGAGGCCTACAGTGACCTTGTAGGAATGCTTACGGCAGTAGAGGAAGATACGCTTGAAGCGTCATATACAACGTTTGAGGGAGAATATGACGAAGCGGTCAACTCCTAAAAACAAGCCGAATGCAGGCGCACTTCTGCGTGCATATGGGCAAGTGCAAGACCAGTCTACAGGCCGGGCAATCCCATATGACCCCTATAAGATTACACACAATTTGCAGTCTACAATACTGTCATATTATGCTAACCCGCCAAAAACAGCCGACGGTCAGACAAAGTGGCTGGTGCTTCTGGGCTATCGTCAGGCTGGAAAGTCACTAAGCGCAGAGTTGGCGGCGTATGCAAAGTGTGCGTACACGCCAGGAATGGATCATGTTTGCATTGCTGACAACAGGGAGCGTGCTGAATACTTGCACAGGCGCGTTCACTTTACGCATGCGCGATGGCCAGACGAGCTGCGGACTCCGACGAGCGCGACAAGGGAGGTTCGTCAGCTTTCCTTCGACCCAACACGCGGCGGTAAGATGCGCGTCCTTTCAGGCGAATCGGGCAATGTTGGTATTGGCCAATCACCAGACTCTTTCCATGGTTCAGAGATCCCGTTCTGGTCCGACCCAGAAGGTCAGTTTTCGCTGATATATCCTTCTATGATTAACCGAAACCACTCTCTTATGGTGCTCGAATCCACTCCGCTCAACGCTGGTGATTGGTGGCATGACCAGTGTGATGATGCAAAGAGGGGTTCTGGTAGGTGGGTGTATGCCTTCTTTCCGTTCTGGGACGGGAAGCTCAACCGTAGACCATGGAATAAAGACGACAGGCTTACAATAGAAGAGCTGCGTTTAATGGATAAGTACGGCGAGCAGGGGTTGACTAGGGAAAACCTAGCCTTTCGTCGTTTTGTTATGAACACTGACGCGCAAATAAGGCGTGAGCCAGCATTGTTTAGGGTGTTTTATCCTTTTGACGATGTGTCTTGTTGGATTTCAAACAATCGGGCAATTTTCAATGAGGGCTTGCTAAAAAAGCACAGAGATAGGAAGATGGAAAAGTGGTCGCCATCTTATATGGAGTACGAGCCACCTGAAGCAGGAGCACTTTATGTCATCGGAGTCGACCCCGCCGGGCACGCAGCGCGAGACCATGCTTCTTTCCAAATACTTAAAGTTTATGAAGGGGAGTGGACGCAAGTTGCTTGTTATGCAGACCACACCGAGCCCATCCTTTTCACAAAAAAGCTCCTCGAGGCAGCCGAAAGATACAACAGGGCCACAGTCGTCATTGAATCGAACGGTGTCGGTGCCGCAACCATTGCACTGTCTAAACAGGCCGGGTACAGCAACCTCTACCACGAAAAGCCTTACAAGGCAGGCCTTACCTCCACATCTAAGAAACTTGAAGAGATGATCGGATGGCTGCAAGACGCACTTATTGACGAGCTGGTAATAAACGACGAGGATACGTTTGCCCAACTGTCGACTTACCGCCATGACAAAAGAACAGAGACATCGGTTGTTTCTGAAATGTTAAGCGGCAAGATTGGCACAAAACGACGGCAAAGACACCACTGGGATAAAATATCTGCTCTTCAATTGGCCGTTGTCGCCGCAAGGCGTGCGCCAAGACGAACAAAGGGCTCTGAAAAAAGGTCAGAAGAGAACGTTGTTTTATTCAAAGACTTGACTTGGGACCAGCTACAGGCGTATAGAAAAGCAGACGGTGACGGCCGTACAACCAAGCGAAGACGAAGCGTGTATCGCTCGGTTCGACGGAGGAAGTAATGGAGAAAGTTCCAGGACCAGAATACTTGGCCGAGATTAGAAGAAAGGTCTTGGGAGACATCATGTCGTCACTCCGAGCTCGCGAGAGAGCAGACGAAGCGGGCGACTCTGAACAAGTTACAAACCAAAAAATCAAAGAGCTCGAAGAAGAAAAACAACTTCAAGAAAAAGAGTTTGAAGAGGAGATGCTATAATGGAACAGTACGGAGACTTGATGGCGGGTGCCCGCAACGCAATTGCGAAAAAAGCCCTTCAAAACGACGCAATCATGTCAGAGGAAGTCGACATCGACTTATCCCCAGACACTGGCCCAAAAAACTGGGCTGGCGGCGGCGGCTATTCTTACGAGCTGATTGCTCCAGGACAAATAAAAGTCACAGGCTCCGACACGTCAAAAACCCTTCAGGGCGGACAATCTGCAGTCGTTACCGACCCGTCTATTGTAAGACACATCCTGTCGGAGAGAGACTCTGGAGACCCTGCTGTAAGTAAGGGTATGATGCAAAAAGATCGTGCGCTGTACAACCAGAGTGAGCTCAAGGATATGATGCAAAGAGAAGACATCGACTTGTCACAATCAGGCATGGCCGCTCCAGGCGGAATCCAAGAGGTGGGCCCTCTAGAAAGAATCCAAACCAACATTCGAGAAGCTATGGACGAAGCCATGTCGATGGGAGACAAGGCTGGGTTTCAGAAGCTGTCTTCAATGCTCGCGGGCATGATGGGGAAGTAGATGGACTCCATGAAAGAAAAACGAGAGGGCTTGGCCAAGAAGCTTTGGCTACAGTCCGCCTCTAAGAAGATGGAGAAGGAAGGAACAAAGGGCGAGTTTACCCGGAAGGCCAAGGCCGCCGGTAGTGACAATGTTCAGGCCTATGCCAGAAAAGTTTTGGCAAACAAGGACGACCATGATGCGGAGACTGTGAGGCAGGCACAATTCGCACTTAACATGGGGAAAATAGCGAAAGAGCGAAAGAGGGAAGAATAATGGGGCTTACGCACGAACAACTTCAGGGCATTCTAAAAACACATCAAGCAAGGTCTGCTGGCGAGCGTCAGATGTGGGATGCGTGGCGACGATGGTACTTGGGAGAGTATTGGTCGCAAGACTATTCAGCCCCAACGGGTGCGTTCACTGCCGAGACGGGGATTGATGACGACGAAGTTAATTTTGAAACCAACTATCCATACGCCTATATCGATACAATGGTTGCGAACGTCTGCCCCACAAATCCTAAGATTACGGTCACTGCTCGCCGACAGAAAAACACAGAGTCTGCGCGTGTTCGCGAGGCCCTGATAAACGATGTATTTTACAGGCAGAAGCTGCATACTGACTTGTGGAAACTGTGTATTGGAACTGCGATATGCGGTCGCGGGTTTATGAAGTCTGTTTGGAACTTTAAGCGAGAAACGGTAGAGTACACGGTTGTAGACCCAAGATACATCTTCTTTGATATGTCTGCTACGCGATGGGACGACATTCGGTATCTTGTTGAAGTTACCGTATTAACAAAGTCGGAGTTTCAGAAGAGAGTAAAGAAGCCTGGCAAACGGGGCGGCTACTATCCAAGAAGTGTGCTTGAGAAAATAAACTTTGGCGGATACCCCAGCTGGCTAAAGGACGTGACTGGAAACAGAAGCATGGTGAATAACGCATCTAGGGATGTATATAACTGGGCGACTGTTTATGAGTTTTATGACTTTGAAAATCAAAAGTATTACCATTTACTAGAGGGCGCAGAAGAGCCTCTGTTTGTTGGGGACCTTCCCTACTCTTATGTTAACAATCCTTTCGTAATGCTTCAGTTCAATGAAAACATGAAGGATTTGGCAGGGCTTTCTGACATCGCATTGATTTCAAGTCTGCAGCAGCGTCTTAACGAGCTCGACACACTAGAGCTGTGGCACGCGCAGACATCTATCCCAGTTACTCTTATTCAGAGCAGTTTGGTTGATAATCCCGAGTTTATTAAAACAGCGATTAGGGATGCAACACAACCGGGTTCTGTAGTAAATGTCCAAGGCAAAGCGGATGTTCCACTA